GTATTACATCTACGTATGATGTTGCTCGTGTACACAAGCACACTTTATTGCCAACAGACCCACTATCAAGTGCACAGTTTGTAAACACAATAGAAGGTATTTATGTACGAGTCAACACTATTGGTGGTGGTGGTACTTCTTTAACATGTAAAGGTACATTTGATGCTGCTGGTGATGATGTTTGGTTTCCAGATACAGAAGGAACTTTGGCAACAGGAGTAACAACTGCTACCAAAGGTGCTGCTGTATTTGAGTTTAAGCTTCCAGTACATATTGAAGTAGGCAGTGACGTGTACTTGTTCTTCAAGATGGGATCAGGTAGTTGCGTAGTGGACAAGACCACGATTACGTGGAGTGAATAATGCCAGTCGCATCCCCATTTGAATCGGGTGGGGGTGGAACGGTCAATCTAGAGTATGAGGATATATCCACACAGACTGATGGTTCTACCCAAAGTTTCACAGTAAGTAAGGCGTACCAAACTGGAACATTACAGGTATATTGGAATGGACTACTACAGTTGTTTACGGACATTGTAGAAACGTCATCGAGAACTTTTACAACCTCATTTACACCCGAAGATAACGACAACTTAGTCGTCATTTATATTATTTAGGAGCCTATCATGGCAGTACAAATTGGCAAAGAGCAGATTAAAAACAATGCAGTAGATTCAACCAAACTGGATGGTTCAGCAAACTATTCATTCTCTGGACAAATGCGATACACTGGTTCAGATGCTAGCACACAATCACTTGCAACACGTGGATACGTAGATTCAGTTGCTGCTGGTCTTGACCCCAAACAGTCTTGTAAAGTAACGACAACTGGAAACATCACATTGAGTGGAACTCAAACTATTGATGGTGTATCGGTTAGTGCTGGAGACAGAATTTTAGCCAAGGACCAAACAACTGCATCACAAAACGGAATTTACATTTGCAGTGCTGATGCTTGGACTCGTTCAACAGACATGGCAGTTGGTAGTGATGCTGCTGGTAATAATATGTTTATTGAGGAAGGTACTGTTAATGCAGACCTATCTTTTGTTTGTGTAAGCAATAAAGGTTCTGCTGTAGTTGGAACTAATGATTTGGCATTTAGCATTTACTCAAGACAGTCGGATACAGAAGCTGGTGCTGCATTGAGCAAGACTGGTAATCGTCTCGATGTTGAGGTCGATGATTCTACAATTGAAGTTTCATCAGATGCACTTCGATTGAAAGATGCTGGTGTTACCAATGATAAGATTGCTGATGGTACAATCTCCAATGGTAAGTTGGCGAACAGTTCAATCAGTGGAGTACAACTCGGTGGAAACTTGGCTGCTTTGTCTGCTGGTTCTACTGGTGGTATCGTAATGACCAGTTACAACGGTTCTAGTGCTGTTGCTGACATCTCTATTAATCTTGATGGTGGTTCACTTGCTACTTCAGCCAATGGATTAAAAGTAGACACAAATGGTATCGCAACCTTGATGATTCAAGACGATGCTATTACTTCAGCAAAACTTGCTGATGGTTCAGTATTGACAGCGACTCTTGCTGACTTAGCAGTAACTGATGCCAAACTTGCAGCAAATGCTGTTGTCACATCAAAGATCAATGATGGTGCTGTAACTACAGCAAAGATAGCAGCCGATGCTATTGATGCCAGTAAGATTGCTGATGCTGCAGTACAACGTGAGCACTTGAATGCTAATGTTGTTAATGCTGCTGGTGCTGTTGTATTAGATGGAACTAACAACGACCTGAAAGTTGCTGTTGATGGTTCATCTATTGAGATCAACTCTAATGCTCTTCGTGTTAAGGCTGGTGGTATTGCTACTGCAATGGTAGCTGATGATGCTATCACTCAAGCTAAGATTGCTGATGCTGCTGTTGGTGGATCACAACTTGAAGATGGTTCAGTTTCTGGACAGAAGGTAGTTGATTCTACGTTGGCATCTGCCAAGTTGAACTTCGTTGCTTCTTACGAAACATTGTCTGCTGGAAATGGAATCCTTACCACATTCGATACAAGTGCTGCTGCTGATGCAAACATGCTTGGTGGTGCTATTGTATTCAGAAATGGTTTGGCAATGGGCTTAGTATCTTCTTCTCCATCTGGACAAGACCAGTACACATTGTCTGCTACAGGTGGAAGTGGTGGAAATTGTCGCGTAACATTCGGAACTGCTCCGAGTAGTGGCGATCAAATTACCATCATGTACTTCTCTTTGTAATGTTGTTGATTGGGGGATGTCTGTCATGGGCATCCCCTTTTTTCTAGGAGGTCGCAATGGAAACAGAACTGATGCAACTACTGATGAGTGGTGGAGCGAATGTTGCTTTTGGTATATTTCTGTATAAACAGAATCAAGACTTGCAGAAGCGAGCAGATGAGCGTGAGCGCAAAGCAGAAGAAAAAGAAACTGCATTGAGAGCACGATACGATAAAGTGATTGATGACATGCAGCAGAAGGAAGCAGACATTCGAGAAACCATTGTGCAAGAAATGACAGACCTGGACAAAAGAATGTCGTTACTTGAGCAAAGCATGACTATAGTAAGTACAATGATTAGTGAGATTAAAGCATCTTTACTGAGAGTAGACAATGCCAACTAAGCGCACTCCTTCTAAGGGCAAACGATTTGTTAAGGTGGTTAAGAATAAAAAGACTGGTCGCACAAAGAAGGTGTCCTATGGGCAAGCCGGCAAGTCTAAGAGTGGCAAGGATCGTATACAAGCCGGAACAAAGAAAGGAGATGCTTACTGTGCCAGATCAGCCGGTATTAAAAAGCGATTGTCTCCAAAGAAACGTAATGACCCCAACAGTCCGAATAACCTTTCACGTAAAAAGTGGAAGTGTGTAGGCAAAAAGAGTAGACGATGAGTAAAAAAGACGCATGCTATAATAAAGTAAAAAATAGTTACAAAGTGTTTCCATCAGCTCGTGCTTCACAGGCCATAGCTAAGTGCCGCAAAAAGAAAGGACAGGTTCGAACAACAAAAAGCGGCTCCAGTTTGAAACGTTGGGAGCAAGAAAAGTGGAAGGACCAATCTGGTAAACCGTGTGGTACAGAGCGCAAGGGTACACCATATTGCCGGCCTAGCAAACGTGTTAGTAGTAAGACACCCAAGACTCGTTCTGAGATGACTAAGGGGCAATATCGCTCCAAGGTTAGTCAGAAAAGTAGTGTTGGTCGTGGTAGAAAAGTAACCCCATTAAGGAGAAAAAAATGAATCAAGACCTTTTAGCATTGACACCAGAACTGGTGTTGTTTGTACGTAAGTTGGTCCAACATTCACGTGGTGGATTGACACAGGATGAACGTCAAGAGTTGGCTCAAGACTTATTGCAACTACTGTACAAGATTCTTAAAGAGTTAGTTGACGTAGATACAACTACCCGTTAACCATATTACAGGTACTGTCCTGTTGATTGGTTTCTGTAAGGCGGCTCCATTTACTTGGAGTCGTCTTTTCTTTTTTGGAACCGTTGTTCCATGAGTTGTAGATCTTCCATACTCATGACAGCTTCTTGCATGAGTTCTACTGGTGACCGGTCCTCTACCTTGGCCAACACACCGATGACCGCAATGAGATTAAACAGGCGCATGTTGGTCTCACCCTTTATGCATGCGTGTAGTGTGTTGTGGTGTATACCGGCAAGTTTGGCTGTACGATGAATGGATATACCGTTGCGTGCCACAGCATGTGACAACCATCCACCTAAAGTATTACAGGGTGTTCTATCTTGCACCACCACCACCACTAAATAAAAGAAGGCCACGGGAGAGGATACCACCCGTGGCCTTACTAAATAACAACCATTTATAGTATAACAGTTATTTCTTACCGTGTCTATTTTTTATGTGTTCTTTGGTGATTTGACAGCAATAGTGAGTGAACCAGAACTCCATGTCCTCACCATGTAAAGCGGCACATATTGCAAACATTACCGGTAGACTGGGAGTAGTAGAGTTGCGCACCCGTTGGATAGTAGCTCTACTTAGTCCTGATCTCCTTGAGAGTTCGGATATGCTTACTCCATCCATTTGGGCAATTAGTTCATCCCTCCAGTGCATTTTGCCTCTCCTGTTCTTTCATGAATTCCTCTTGGAATATTGCATGTGAGTAGTATTCTAACCATGTACTGAAG